GACTTTTAGGTTAGAGTGATTGTATGAATCAGATAACTCTTACAATCAATTTTGTTGATGGAACTTCTTATGAAGTCAAAACTGCTGCAGGCGATATTGTCAAATGGGAAACCTATTTTGACTTGGGGATAGACAAACTTGAGAAGATCACTCACCTTCTTTATTTGGCTTGGCTGACTGTGGTTAGACTCAAGAAAACTAGCGATACTTTTGAAGGTTGGATTGACACTGTTGGCGATGTGCAGGTTGCAGACCCAAAAGAATAAGCAGTTTAGGCATTGATTCTCATCATTGGTTAATTGCGAATCTTGCTGTGGCTACTGGTATAGCTCCGTCAGTTTTGCTTCAAGAATCAGATCGGATGTTGAATACTATGTTGTTTGCTGTCAGAAGTCAAAGGGGCGGTAATGAGTAACAATGTCATTTTCAATGTCAAGGGTCTAATCAAAGATCTAGAAGCAATACAACCTGGCATGAAGAAACAGCTTGTCAAGGATTCTAAAGATGTTGCTAAACCTATTGCTTCAACAATAAAGTCTGCTATCCCTACTGTGGCTCCACTATCAGGTATGAATAATAATGGTCGTGTTGGTTGGGGTAAGGGTAAGCCTGCTAATGCTGTGTCTATAAGGTTTAGGACTGGTCGCTCAAGGGTTAGAGCTGTAACGCCTTTAATTGCAATCTGGATTACTTCTCCAATGACTGCTATCGCTGATGTTGCAGGTAAGGGCGGTTTTCGTAAAGCTCGCACTGTCACTAGTGAATACGCCTATAAGGATGGCACTAGAAGACATAGGGTTACTTCTCAAGGGCAAGTTATGGTTCGTAAACTTAGAGAGCGTAATCTCAATAATTTTATTTATCCGCAGGTTGAGGATTCGTTGCCTAATGCTGAGCGTGAAGTAAAATTAGTTATTGAACGCTATGCCTCTAAAGTGAACAGGAAACTCAACTAATGTCCGTAATAGTAAAACTATTATCTAAGTTTGATGATTCGGGTATTAAGAAGGCTAAACATTCTTTTAGCGGTTTGAAGCATGCTATTGGTGCTATTGGTATTGGTATTGGTGTAAGTCAAGTCACTGATTTGCTTTTAGAGTCGGCTAAGGCTGCTTCTGCTGATGCTAAGTCCACTTTGTTGTTGAATACTCAGTTGGAGAAGAACGCTAAGGCAACTAAAACACAGATTAAACAGGCCGACAAGTTTGTTGAGAAACTATCTTTACAAACAGGTATTCTTGACGATGATTTGAGACCGAGTTTCGGTAAGTTGGCGAGAGCAACTAAGGACACTAGTAAGGCTCAGGATCTGTTGAAGTTGTCTTTGGATGCTGCAACTGTTTCGGGTAAGCCTTTGGATTCTGTGGCTTCGGCTATGGCTAAAGCGTTTAACGGTAATACTACTTCTTTGATTAAGATGTTCCCTGAGTTGAAGAAGTCTAAAGATTTGTTTGGCGATTTGAAAACTGAAGTTGAGGGTGCAGCAGTTCAACAGGCAGACCCGTTTATGAAGTTTAATAACAGTATTGACATTCTGAAGGAGAAACTTGGGGCTGTTGTTTTGCCTTTGATTGTTGATTTTGTTACTGAGATGACTAAGCCTGGGGGAATTGTTGAAACTGTCGGTAAGTTCTTTGAACAGTTATCTAACCCTAAAACTAAACCAGGCAAGATGTTTGTGGATATCAAGAACGCGGTAAAGAGTGCTTTTGGTTATGTAAAAGATTTCTTTGCTTTGTTTGGTAATGGTGATGCGATGAAGGGATTTGGAAATGTTGCTTCTGCTCTAGTTAAAGCATTACCTGCTTTGATTGCTTTAAAGGGAATTATGATGCTCGCTAATGCGGGTCAAAGTATTGCAAACCTAGTTAAAGCTATGACTTTGATTGGAGCAGGTGGTGCAGGAACTAAAGAAGGATTCTTTTCTAAACTTGTGACTAAGAATGGTTTACTTGGTGTCGCTTTGTTAGAAGCAATCCCGTTGATAGTTACTATTGCTACCTTAGACACAATCAATCAGGAATTTGCTAATCCTAAGAATCGTGAAAAATTAGCTACTGCTGGTCAGTCGATTGTTGCTCCATCGAAGTTTATGCCGAAGGCTGTGAACGGTATTTTTGTTGATAAGAATGGTTATGACAGTTCAGGTAATTTTGTGGGTAAGACTGTTGGTGGTGGGGCTTCTTCTTCTCCTGGATTGCTGACTGGGAAAGTTAAAGGAGATACTTTTACTACTTACATTACTGTTAATTCGACTAATGCTGATCCTAAAGCGGTTGTTGATGCTGTTTCTAAGTATGTGAAAACTAATGGTGCTATTCCTTCTGCTTGGGGCTTGGGAACTCAATATCATGGGTCTGGTCGCTAATGGCTTTGCCTACTTATCTGGTTGAAATAAGTTTTGGATCTAGCGGTTATGTTGATGTTTCATCTTATGCAGGAAATGTCACAATCTCTAAAGGTATTGCTAGACAGTTAGATGACTATTCGGCTGGAACGCTGTCAATAACTTTTACTAATAACGATAGAACTTTTGACCCGCTAAACACTAGCTCTATCCTCTGGTATACGACTGGCGGTTATACGATGGTTCAACCTGGCGGGAAGATTCGTGTTTCTGCTAACGGTATAAGAGTTTTTACTGGTTTCATTCAGTCATGGGATTTCACTTATGGGGAAGCAGGTTTTGATGGGAACGCTACTGTCACTGCTTTAGATGAAATGTTTAAAGCTTCTAACGCTAAGTTTGCTGCTGGAACTGAAGGTGTAGTTCAAGATACAGGGTCGAGAGTCAAAGACATTCTAAACGCTAATAGTTTTGGTGCTTCAGAGTATTCGCTTGTAACTTTCGGTAAAACTGTTTTGGGTGCAGATTCACATAATGCTGGCGATAATGTGCTCAGTTATTTGCAGAATGTTGCTCGCTCTGAGCCTGCCGACTTATTTGCTAATGCTTCAGCTGTAATGGTTATGAAGGATCGTAGTTTCGCTAACTTGTCGTGGACTAATACTGTCCGCAATAATTTGATGGTTTATCCTGGCACTGCTACTGCTTCTATCCCTACTTATGATGGTTTAGACTCTATTGGCCCTTATGGTGTTGATGGTTGGACTTTGGGTGGTCGAGGTTCAACTGTTACCTCTTTGTATGGTGGGACACCTAACTGGGCTACTGTAAACACAAATTTTAGTCGCTATGAAATGTGGTTTTGGGAAATAAACCCAATCAAATATACGCCTTATGTAACTGCTGCGCCTTACACATACAGTTTTTCAACATACCTTAAAGGTAGTGCTTTGCTTTCTGCTCAAGGTGGAGTTTATGGTTATGTTGATTTGCTAGATGTTTTCGGTAATGCTTTGCAACACAATACTTTTTCGGCAACAACAGCCACTTCTTCTACCGCTTGGAAGCAGTTCACAGTCAATAACACTTATGCTGGTGGGTCGGCTGTCGCGGGTATTTCAGTTCGCTTTTATGCTGGTGGAACTGGTGGAGCAAACTATTTTTATGGTGATGGCTGGCAGTTGGAGCGCACAGCAACTTTGCCAAACTATTTCGCTGGCAACTATAACCCTTATACTTCTTCTTCAACACCTTATGTTTCTGGTTCAACTGTGAATAGTGTTGCTTGGAGTGGAACTGCTTATGCTTCATTCTCAGGTTTGATTACTAGCGTTGCAACTGCTATCTCAGCTCCAACTATCTACACTTTCGCTGATGCAAATAGTCAAGGAACTGCTTACGGTAATGGCACAGGTATTCCGTTCATGGATATTACTGTCGCTTATGGTGGTGAGCAACTGTATAACAGCATCACAGTCATCGGTGTGAACGCTACTGCAACTGCTAGAGATACTGCACTTATTTCACGCTATGGGCAAAGACAATACACTCAAGGCGATAATTTGGCTACTTCAACTACTCAACCGCAAACTATTGCAGATAGTTATTTGACTGCCTTCAAATATCCTGAATATAGGGCTGAGTCTATTGTTGTTGCTGTCGAGTCTTTGTCTAGTGCAGATCAGAATCGTGTTTTAGCGATTGAATTGCGTGATGTTGTTAGGGTCGCATTTCAACCTTCAGCAACAGGTTCGGTTGTTGCTAAGAAGTATGAGGTGCTTGGGTTAGATAGTAACGCTGACACTGAGAGACATCACATTACTTTCCGTTTAG